GGGTATATATGTTCCTTATAAATGTTCTTCCAACCTTCAGGATTGTCTACATCAAGAATTTTCCTACCATCTAAATATTCTTGAGCGTCTGGTTGCTGTAATATAAGGTCATAGATATGTTGCTTAACTTGTGGTGTAAATGCCTCAAACCCATCAAAACCTTCTTCTTTTAATTCGTCATGGACTTTTTTAGCTTTCTGATTAACTACCTCTTGGTTCTTTGCAGCAGCAGATTGAGTGTTTCCATCTTCAATCTTTTTTAATCTTGCCTCAAGTTCATCACCACGTTGTCGTTCTTTCTTTAGGGCAACATCATAATCTTCTATATACTCTTCGTCATTAAAATCACTTTTCTCTTTCTTGGCTTCTAACGCTTCTTTAAGCCGTGACTCTAAATCAATAACTTTCGCTTGAGCCTCTTTACGTTTGCTACGTTCTTCATGCAAAGCAGGGAGAGGTACAGTCTTCTCTTCTTGTTTAGTTTCTTTAGGAGTTTCTTCTTTTTTGAACTCCTCTACTTTTGGTTTTTCTTCTTCTTTCTCTTCAGGCTTATCTTCAGTAGAAGCATCCGCTTCTTGCGGTTCGCTACGCTCTAACTCTGCGTGGCGTTGGTACATCTTATCCCTTTCTGATAACTCGCCTGTATCTCCACTTTCAGCAGGAGTCTCTGTGGTTACTTCTTCTGTTGCTTCCTCAGTCTCGGCTGTGGCTTCCGCTTTTGTTTCTTTTGCTTTTGCCATAAGTCCTCCAATAGTTTTACAAGTATTCCGCTTGATGTTCCTGATAACGGTTCAGGATACCGATTAAAAGTTATTCTACCTACTTCCATAATAATGTCAAGTTAAATTTTTAATTTCTTCTATTTCTTCAAACAATTCCATAGCAGCAGCATCTTCATTTTTTAACCATGTTCCTATGTTTTCAAATTCAAATTTACATATATCAATCTTTGCTTTCAATCTTTCTTGCTGTGCAACTGTTAAATCTTTTACTGAAACTAATTCTCTTATAGCATTTTCTGCTACCATTTGGAAATACCACTTGAGAGCGCCAAACTCTTTCATTCTTGTGAGTCGATCAAGGTCTTCAATTCTTCCAGCTCTTTTCTGTAGAAACTCTTGGTCAGGTGATATTTCTTTTTTCATATTAAAATGGCATCCTACTATCTTCTGCTGCCTGTCTCTTCTTAAAGGCTTCGTCTTCTTTTTCTATTCTTTTCTTTTTCTGTTCCTTCGTTTCAGCAGAATCTTTTTTCTTTCCCTTTATCATTTTTCTTTTTTCTGTACTTGATGGAGTCCTTTCTGTGAAACTTGGATGTGCTTCATGGTCAACACTATCTCTTTCCTTACTTTCTTCTCTTTTCTCTTTTCTTGATTTTCTTTTATCAGTACCAGTTCTTGTTCTTGTAGAACCACCTCTTGCGTCACCAAGTATTCTACCTCCTGCTCCACCACTGCCTGTTCCTACTTGAAACTTACGTCTTGCCATTTTATCCTCCTATAAATTTAACAAGAACATCACCATGACATTCTTTCTATTGTAATTGTCCTGCTTGTCTCCCACCCTCTTGTCCAACATTAGGTTGTCCTGCGCCAGCAAGGGCAGGGTTAAGACCGCCTTGTTCTGGTTGTGGGGGAGGAGGAGCGACAGCAAAGAAAAAGTCTTGTGTGTTTTTAAATCCTAGTTTTGGTAGTATGTCTTCCATAAACTTCGTAGTGTCTATAAGCCTTACATCCTGTTGAGGAACAGCACCAGACTGCAATAAACCTATCATAGCTTGGTTAGACATATTAGCTCTATCCATAGCCAACATAGCTTGCTGTATTTCCTGTTGTCTTCCTACTGCTCCTAATCCAATGTTAAGTTCTAAGTCTACTTCATTACCTAAATCAAACATATCTATCCCTGTTGGATTTACGTCTCTAAAGTTTTCATTAGCAACTCTTAATATAGTTTCATTCGTTTCAAACTGCTGAATAAGATTAGCAAGAACGGAGAAGAAGTCCATCAGAAACGTCTCTTTTACCATAGCGGCAAACAAATCTATCTTCGCATTGGACTCTGCTAAATTTATTTGGGCTACCGTAGCTTTAGTTTCTGTTCCTCTCCCTTCTTTAGAAGGAGTAACACCAGACATTTCTTGCATCATAACGTCATCTGCTGCTGCTTCTGCATAAGCTGTTTGTGTAACATTGTTAAAAGGTCTATCAACTACACCTGCTACATCATCAGCAAGGGTAACGCCTCCTGCTCTTGACCGTGTTAGAGACATTAAGTCAACATTAGCAAACCGTGACACAATGGTTCTACCATTCAAAGCAAGGGAGACGTTATCTTTTCTCTGATTGAGATGAGTATTCATAGACTCCTGCACTCCCTCAAGTGGCTCTGGAAAGCCCTCTCCTATGGCTTTATGAGCCAGAGTGAGGCATTGACCCAATACTACTGGATAACGTCTCCCATAAACTGATTCCTCTGGTTCTCTCATTATCTCTTCGTTGGAATAAGAAGCAAAGAAGCATTTACCTTCTTCTTTGTAAAACACTTCATACCATACATATCTGTCTTCTGGTTTTATAACTTCGTTTTTATCTCCGCTTTGATGTTTCCCTGCTGGTGGATATTCTGTGTCTTGAGGGTTTTGTAAAGGGTCTTTCTGGTTTTGGAATCTTGTCTGTCGTACTAAGTTTGTAGGCGGTGTCATAGGTTCAAGTTTATCTATGAGAGACTGTTCATAACCTAAGTCAAGAAGTTCATCTGTCGTAGACCAATTTTCAAACATGATGAATTTTTTCTTTTCTTTAATAGCTGTAGTCATATCATGGAAAACTTGTTCAGGTGGGTAAAGAACAAACTCTGGTTTGTCTTCATATTCATTTAGTACCCATCTAAATTTACCAACACAGAAACCAAGATTAATAATATCTTGAAACGCCCACATGAATTGCATAAATAAACTGTCTACACGCATCATCATGTCATAACGCCACTTGACTATGAAGTGCAGTATCTTTGACCTTACGTTATCTTTGTCTGCGTCTCTTCCAACGATTTTGAAGTTGTCAGGGTCTCTAAGGAAGATTTGGTAGAAAGATGCAAGTATACGCCAAGAGATAGCCCATATTTTTCTATAAAATAATTTGCTTCTCCCCCTAACTTTTGATTTTTCAACTTCTCCAGCGTTAAAAACACCTCTGATATTTCTAATGTTCTTGCTCCATTGGTCATCATATTCCCTCCTTAATTCTTCTGCTTCATGTTTCCATCTTTGCGCTGTCAGGATAAAGTCGTCTTTTGGCATGGTGTCTCCTCTAATATCCTACGTTATCATTAACCTCGTCTGGTTCTGGAATAATCTGAACTAAAGGCATCCAATTCATTACTCTCTGGTGAGCATATCGTAATGCTGCATGAGCATCATGTCTACCTTCTTTTATATCATCTTTAACTTTAGTATCCTCGTTAGCAAACGTATCTCGTTCTAAAGTTTTCATAGAATGGATAATTTCTTTATTCTCTGGTATATCAAAGAAAACAAGTCTTGGCAAGTTTATTTTATCATCAACTCTTAGGTTTTGTCTTATTAAATCAACTCCTGCTATTTTACTCCCAACAAACTTTTCACTTTTGAAGAGAGCAGGGATGGCATTTCTACCACGACCAAGTAGTACATAAGCATTATAATCACCAATAATACGTATAGTAGAATCAGCAGACTTGTCGCAATTTGTCCAACCCAACCTGTAGTTCCTTTCCAGCGCTCTCTTAGCCAGTTGCTCCTTAATGATTTCTGTGTCATCTCCGTGATTTGACTTATACGTTCCAACAACATATTTAAACCCCTCTCTGTCTACGGCTACTTCTACTGCAACCGTTGGTTTAGTCATGTGAGGGTCAAGTCCTCTGTATACTACAAACTCTTCCCTATTAATGTCAAATGGTTCTATAACGTGAATCTTCTCGCTAAATAGATTTGAGTAAACAAATCCAGAAAGAGAAACAAAGTCACCAAGTAAACGCATCTTCAATTTATTATAATCTGTTTCTTGTGAACATATCTCGTCTAATGTTTTAAGGTTAGCTTTTTTGTTTGTGATAGAAGCTAACTTAATCATCTTGACTTTTTTACTTGTTTCTTCATTAAAGAATATCTGGCTACTCCAAGAAATACCATGTGTCGGTGTAAAACCAAATATCTCTATTACTCTATCTGATGTTGTAAAACGAGCAAGGTTTTCTTTTCTTATCTTTTCTTTAGGTTCTTCATCATAAATAACAAAATGCAATTGAATACCCTGAAATGAATCTACGTTTTGTTCGTTAGTGTTAAACTGTATTTCCGCTATAATAATTTTATTATATCTGTATAGACGTAGGATTTTCTTTTCAGCATTAAAACTGTCTTCCCACTTCCCATTCTTTAAATACTTCTTTGGAGCAAACTTCTTCCACTCGCTTATAACGGCAGCGTGTAGTTGCTGGTTATCAACACCAACTACTCTACCCTTAACTGGAAATTTAGTTGGTAGGAGTTTCTTTGGGAAGATGTCTTTCATTGAAGGCGGTGGGTCGCCTGTAGCTAAACAGTAACCAATGATAGCACAACAATTTGTTTTACCAGATTGTGTAGCGCCAAGCACACCAAGAATATTGTAATTCTCAAGCGCTTTAACAGCGTCTATCTGTGAATCAAATGATTGAGGTATATCTTCTGGTTGAAGATACTTCTGTAGGAGAGCCAACCCATCTGGTGTCACCGTACCATCAGAGGGTATGAAATGTTCATATTTGTTTTCTTCTTTTATAAAATCTTCTTCAGCATCCAGTTCGTACATATATTGTACTAACTGTTGCTCAAGAACTTCTCGTTCTTCGTTATCTAAAGTGTCAACATCAATGTTGTCTGTTTTCATTCTTTGACTTTTTTTCTGGCTATCTTATGTGCATCTTCTGCACTCTCTCCTCTAACAATTTCTCTTCGCATTATTCTATTGTGTGACTGAGAATGTTCTTTGAAATGTTCTGTAAGATTGTACTGCAACTTCTTTGATTTAGGTTTATGAGCCATATCGTTTTCCTTTCTTTTTCTTCTTAGCCATGATGTCTCCTTATAATAAAGAAAGTAATATCCAGATGAACATTGGTATAGCAGCTTGTTTCTTTACCTCGCCAACTATCCCATCTCCACCTTTAGCCTTTTCATCTATTAGTCTGTTAATGTCTTTGTGCTGAAGTTCAATATGTTTCTCCTGCATTTCAATTATCTTTTTATTGCCCTCTATAATCTTTTCATTATCAGCATTAATTTCTTTCTGCTTCTCTACTTGTTTCTCAAGATTTGTAATAAGTTCTGTTTGGATAGTTACAATATCATCCTGTCCATTGGCAAAAGCAAAACGAGTAAGAGATAAAAGACAGGCAACAAGTATAAAATAAAAGATAACATTAAGCCAGAATCTATCATTTCTTTCCTGCATACGCTAATTCTCCATTAAAACGCATTTCATCTGTATGAGCTTTTCGGTACTTTTCTTGTGCGAGTTTTAGCTTTTCTCTTAACTCTTCTTCTTGAACTTGCAATAGCCGATACTCTTTTTTTGTTATGTGCTTTTTTTCTTTTGACCTTTGTATCTCTGTTTGTAAAGGAGCAATCGCAGAAGCTATCTTTATCTTTCTTTTGTTTTGTCTGTCTTTTTCTTCCTTCGCTACTAATCTCGCTATTCGTTTTTTCAGGAAAGAATTTCTTAAACCAAAAGTAAATAGAATTAACAGACATATTACCAACCCCCAATATTTAAGATTCATCTTTCCCCATTAATGTTTGTAGATGTTCAATAATAGATTTGCAACAATCTTTGCAGTATGTATGAGATTTTGGAGTTTCTATAACGCCAAATTTATCTCTAAATAAAATATTATTCTCATGGTCTGAATCTGTCAAGTTAAGGCATAAATCACAAAAGTGTCTTATCATTGTACCACCATATTATCGGCAGTTTTCGGTTCTTCTTTTTTTAAAAACTCAGAGAATGATTTACCTTTATTCTCTTCAAAGAATTTAACTGTCATATCTATGACTTGCTGCTCAACTTTAGCAAGTTGCAGTTCACGCATTTGTGCATCTTTTGGTGGTAATAACCCTTGATGAAATGTCCTAATTAACTTAATAATAAAAACAACAAAGGCAAGGTCTATCTTGATTCCTTCACCGCTTTCTATTTCTTCTCTTTCTGATTTCTCTTCTTTTTTTACTTCCAAGTTTTCTCCTCCCTTTTCTATTTTGATGTGCCATTCAAGTAAACCTTTGTGTAACCATCTTTTGTATGGACGAGCTTTACCTCTTCTTTCTTTAGTTTAAAGAAATTAAGTATCTCTTCAAAGACAACATCATTCTCTTTTTTAATAATGTCTGAAACCATAGCTATAGAATTATCCATTAATATAACCAAGTAAC